CGGCGCCCGTCCGTTTCTCTTTTGCCATCTTTGTCCGCTCCTTTCAGATAAAAGATGCTGTGTTTTCCGTGGTGCTCTGCCCTCATGCAGGCTTCGCACCATATCTGCGGGAGAGAGGGTTTCCTCCCTCCCGCTTGGGGTGCTTACGCGTTGATAACTGCCATTCTGCTGGCGAGGACCGGCACACAGTCGATGGACATAGAAACAACTACGTCGATGCTCATGTCTGCGGTCTGGTCGGGGGTCAGCTCCAGCTGAATGGGAGTGCCCTCCTCCATGCCAATGTAGACGGGCTTGTAGCCGCCTGCGGGCACCAGCCAGATCTTGTCGGCGGGCACAATATCCACAACGGTGGTATTCTGGGTGCCGGGGACAATGGCGGTGTCAATGGGCATCAGGTTGATTCCCATGTACTCGCCAAGGAACCCATAGCGCGTCCAGTCCAGCCCCAGCAGGGTAGACAGGGCCGCGTCCAGATTCACAGTGGAGGCGTTCACCACACCGCTGGGCAGAGCCTTGGTCAGGGCGGAGGGACGGCCCAGACCAATGATGTTCCGGTAGCGGGTCCCGTTCACAACGCTCACCCGCTCACCAGCAGTGACCCAGTTTGCGGAGGTGTTGGTAAAGTTCATGTTGTTGGGCACATAGGCGGTGTTGGCGGTCATCTTGGTCAGGGTGCTGATCCACAGCGCCGTGATCTTGGAGTACATACCGGCGGCCAGAGCGTTGAAGAACCGGCCCATGTCGGCATCGTTGCCCACCAACTGATACCACTTCATGCTCACCCGTGCGGTGCGCAGACGGGGGTTCAGGGTCACGCTCTTGTTGTAGAGGGTGTTGGCGGGCTTGGAGCGGGAGGCGCCCCAGCTGTCATCCTCAAAGAGGAAGATGTCGTTGCTCATGATGTCCAGTTCCTTGGTCTGGCCGATGGGCACGGTGGTCATCTCAGCCAGCCAGCCCAGCCCGGAACTCATGACGGTGGGCAGCATGGGGGTCACGATCTCGGTGACGATACCGGCCAGAGTCTTGAGGTACAGGCTGTCGCTCATGAACTTGCGCTGGTTGCGGCGGAACTCGTCCAGATCGGCGGGAGGGATCTCGCCGCTCAGGGCGCACACCCGCTTGGCGCAAAAAAGCAGCAGGTTCTTCTGAAGGTTGCGGTTGGTCATGCTGTAGCTGTTCTGCCCCTCGCCGTCCGCCAGCATGGCGGTGAAATCGTCGGGCTGCTTGGTCATGATCCGCAGGGCGCGCTCATCCCGGCCCAGACGCTCACGCATCAGCAGACGGCCGCAGGTCACGATGTCGGCCCGCTCACGTTCCGCGTTGCTGAACTCCTTGGCGGCGCTGTCATACACATTAGGATCAATGCTGTTTAGTCTGATTGCCATTGTTGTCACTCTCCTCTCGTTTCTCAGCCCGCTGCCGCGTCAACCTTGCAGGCCAGCACGTCCACGAACTCAAATGCGCTCTGTGCGCCCTCGGTAAAGGTGCCGCCGGTGGGCAGAACCTTGAAGTACGGAGTCCCCACGTCGGTGGGAGCGGCGGTGGCGGGCACCAGCAGGCCGTTGGCAATGGTCAAAAACTTGTTGGCCCCCAAAGTGGTGGACAGGTTGCCGATGCCGAAGCGGTAAATCTTGTTCCCGTCGAACACGATCTTGGTGAAGGTGACGGGATAGCCCTTGGGAGCGGGCAGGCCCAGGGTGTTGGCGCCAACCTTGTAGAGGTTGCCGGTGGCGGGGTCCTGAACCATGTTCACGTCATAGGGGTTGCAGGCGTAAATGCCGTCGCCCTCGCTCTTCACGGCGGCTCCGGTGACCTTCATGTTCCAGCTGTTGCTGTTCTTGATGGTCACGGTGGATCCGGTGGGGCCAACGCCCACATAGCCCTCGCAGTCCATCAGCTCGTCCTTCACGCACAGGAAACCTGCGGAGCAGGTCTCGTCTGCCTTATCGCCGTTCTGGAACTTGCCGGTGATGTTCAGCGTCTCGTCGAACACCCGGTTTGTCACTCTGGGCCAAAATGCGGTCTTTTCAATGTATGCCATTGTGATTCACTCTCCTCTCGTATCTCAGCCGTTCATGCGGCCCAGCATCTCCATGATGCCGCCGCCCTCACCGCCGTTGGTCTTGGGGTTGTTCCATGCGAAGGAATGCTGCTTGGCGGCCATTTCCTTCTTGCGCTTTTCGGTCTGTGCCTTACCGTGTGCGGCCATCAGGTCCAGCACGGCGCGGTCAGCGCCGCAGAACTTCCCGTCAGTCTCCATGGCGGCGAACTCCTCTGCCCGGTCGCACAGGCCCTTGGCGGTCTCGGTCATGTCGGCGTCACCTTCCACGGCGCAAGCCCGGATGTCCTCCAAGGCGCCGTTCACGGCTTCCTTCACGGCCTCGACCCGGCGCTCATGCTCAGCGGCTTCCATGGTGCGGATTTTCTCCTCCGCTGCTTCCAGACGTGCCTGCAGTGCCTTCACGTCCTCCGCCTGCTGCCCCTTTGCGGCGCAGGCATAGTCCACGATGTCGCTCACCTCTGCCATGGCGTTCACGCCCTCGCCAAAGGGGAAGGCTGCCGTGAGGTAAGCGGGCTTGATGCGGCTCTCCACCACGGCGCCGTTATCCTCCGCGTTAAAGGCGTAGGTATAAGCGCTGCCGGCAGAGTCCACGAGGCCAACGTGCATCCCGTCCTCGCTCAGAGCGACCACGCGGTAGCCCTTGAACTTTTCAGACATGGCCTCCATTGCCTTCTTGCTCATGATGTTCACTCCTTTTCTCTTGTTCGTTTCGTTGCTTCCCTTTCCGGGGTCCAGAGACGCCGCCCGCAGTTTTAATGTCTTAAACTCTTCCTGCATGGCACTCAGCGCCTTGATCCGCGCCCCCGGAATTGCCGGCGGCACATCGTCTCCCAGCACGGTTACGCCGAGACCTGCCCAATCCGTAATGATCTCGTTCTCGCCATCCATGTGGGATTTTTTCGTATCGGTCTCAGCGGAAACATCCATGCGCCCTGTCCGCACGATTTTTTCCACCAATTCCGGTGCGTAAAACTGGAATAACCGGCCCTTTGCCCTGATCCACTCGTTCCCGTCCTCTTCCACAATAGAAAAGTCCTTGGGATCGTCGGATAGGGTCCCTACGATGCGCTCCGCCGTTCCGTCCATGAACGTGTAGCCCTTCTCGCCGGTGTAGGGGTCCCGCACTTCTCTCATGTTGTGTCCGTCCCCCACCTTGCGGCCCACATAGGCACACAGAATGGGCTGACCCACAAACGTCAGGTAGTGCTCCCGCATATTGCGGAAATCCCAATGATTCTCATTCAGCCCGGAGCGCATGACCCACAGTTCCACGCCGAACTCGTATTCACTGAGCCGTTGCATGACCCGCAGCTCGCCGGACATTTTTACGTGCTCCGGCGGGGTTCCTCTCGTCCGAAACGGCATGGTCACGCCTCCTCTCCGTCAAACAGCTTTTCCACCCAGTTGTCATAGCTGGTGGCGCTGCCGTCGGTCTTGTCATACATCTGCCATGCGTAGAGCATGGTCTCGTAGCTTTTGCTGTTCTCCATCTGAAGGTTTTCAAATTCCCTTGCCAGCGGATACAGCCCCACTTCTTCGCTGGCGCCCACGCAGTCCCGCAAGGCATCCTCAATGTCCTCCAACAGCCGGATCACCTCTCCGAAAACGCCGTCCATGTCCTCCGGCCGCTCCCGGTATTCCGGGGTCTCCGGGTATTCCTGCATCAGGTGCCGCTGGTGAAGAATGTCTCCGATCACGTCAAACCGCTTGGGCTGTTCGTGGGCCAGACGGTGAATGGCGTCCGCCGTGTGTACCAGTCCAAACTCCACCAGAACCCACTCCTTCAGCGTGTCCAGGCCCCGTGCGGCGTTCTGGTATGCCGCTGTGGCCCGCCTCGCCGCGTCCCGCAGCGGGGAAAAGCGGGGATTTTCGTAGTGGTAAATGTCCCGCAGCTTTGCCATGTGGTTTCCTCCTCTCGTGTTGAAAAAAAGCACTGCCCACGCCGGAATATCCGGCGTCAGCAACGCTTTGCTCCTCCCGCTCACCGCTTAGAGCGGGGTGCTCTGTTCACTTTTTCTTCGGCTATTCGCCGTAGGTGTCGATGTCCGCCTCCTGTCCCTCGCTGGTCACGGTGCCGTCCCCCTTGGGTCTCCCGCCGGGGTTCAGATCGTGGGCCGCCTGGGGCGGCAGTCCGCTTTCGGACTGCTTGGCATTGTAGCTTGTCACCAGCGGCAGACGCTTATCCATGATGCCGCTTGCCTTGATGGCGTTGGAAATGCTCAGATCGTCCAGCAGGGAAAGATCGTTCATAGCCATGTAGATAATGGTCTGGGGCAGGATGCCGAGGGTCATGCCCTGCTTGGCCTCCTCCATCCGCTTTTCCTCGGTGGAGAGGGTCCCGAACAAACTGAACCGCCACGAATATTTCAGATTCAGCTTGTCCATAATGGCCGCCATCATCCGTTCGTAGCCCCGGTATACGCACTCCGCGAATTTTCCTTCGATTTGCAGGGAGATTTGAGCAATGCCTGCCTTGGGGTCCTCCGTGGTGGGTACGATGGCGGACAGCCCCGCCTTGTTCATGGCGTAGCTGTACCCGGCTGCGGAAATCTTGGTGGCGCTGGGCGCTTCTGCCAGCTGGTGCATTTTGATGTTTTCCACAGGGGCCGTGAACCAGCCGATCCCGCTGGTGTTGCTCTCTGTCAGCATCTGATACCACAGGTACTCAAACAGCCGCCGTCCCGCGTCGGAAAGCCGGTAATCGTCCTCTGTGCTTGTAATTTCGGACTTATCCTTGTAGGGGATCTCGCCGGTAAACAGGGCGATCAGGGGGTTCTGCACCAGTTCCAACTGGATCTGCTCGTACTGCGCCATCTGCACCAGAGAGAGATACAGCCCCGCCAGCGGGGAAATGGCGTTCCGGGATACATCGTCTGCCTCAAAGGTGAAAATCTTGTCCACCGGCAGTGTCACCCAATAAAACCACCGCCCGTTCTGGGAGTATACCTCCGGGTCTCCCGCCAAGCGGCCGCCGGTCTGCTTCCTCCGCTGTTCCAGCACGTTCAGGTCCACCCGGTCCCGCGCCGCGAAGATCACCCGTTTCCCCGTGCCCTCCGGTGCCCGCTCCGCCGATGCGTAGAAGTCATCCAGATAGGGCAGCAGCAGGTCTCCGAACTGCAGCGGATCCGTCCCCGGCTGCATAAAGTACATCAGGTTCATCGCCACCGTGTATTTCGACACGTTGTTGAACCCAACGATCTTTACCCAGTCGCTGGGGAGCTGCTGTAAAAAGGCGTGGTTTACCTTGTTGTGGGGCTTGTCCACGCTGATCCGTGGATAGTAGAAAACCTTTCCCTCCTGCAAGACCTGCCCCGCGATCTCATGGGCCGTGGCCTTGGGGTCCAGCGTTTTCCGCAGCTTGTCCAAAAGCTGCCATTCCCGCAGAAAGTCCTCCCGCTTTGCTTCTTCCTCTGTGGCGTACTCCGGGGCAATGTAGCTGTGGTAAGTCAGCATTTCCGTGTACACCTTCCGGGTGTGAAACAGGGGATACGCCGTCCATTCCAGCGCGTGAGCCACCTGCCGCAGGCCCTGTTCGTTGCCGTCCGGTGCGGTGAGCATCTCCGCCACCTTGTCCTTGCTGTAATTCACCGGCAAGGAGGAAATGGCCTTTACCCGGCGGTTCTGAATGTAGGGGTTATTCCGGGTGTAGGTGTTGCTGGCCGCCCGCATAAACGCGCTGCTTACGGCGTCCATGGGCAGATCGCCGTACTGTGCCGCCAGTTCCCGCAGCCTTCCGAATATCTTCGGGTACGAGGCGAATTGCACCGACCTCAATTCAGTTTGCAGGTCCATGCTCCCCACCTCCCTTCATGCGTTCCCGCTCCTTCTGCAATTCCAATTCCAGCCGGTCCAGAGTGCTGGCCCATTGCTTCTCCGCCTCTTCCGGCGTTGCGCCTGCTTGGGCCGCCGCTTCTGCCAGAATCATGGTGTTGCAGTCCGCCAGCCACAGGCGGTCCCCGTCTGTCAGACGGTCCAGGTCTGCCCCGGCCACCTCCACTGCGCCCTCCGGCTTTTTCCGCCCGGTGAGATACAGCAGAATGTACCCTGCGCAGATCCGGTAAAACCGGGTGTCATACGCGATCTCTTCCGTTTTCCGGGTCCGCCCCATGGCGTACAGCCGGTATCGTTTCTTCCGTTGAGCCATTGTCAAAACCTCCGGCCTCCCCGCCGCGCCGTCACCAGCCGTCCGCTGCTTCCGGTGCTGATAGGCGGTGCCACTTTGTTTTCCTTGAACCGATCCAGCGCCGACGCCCAGTCGCTCTTGTTTTTCCCGTGGATCTCCGTCAGCAGTTCCTCCCGCTCGATCAGCTGAGCCAGCCGCAGGGCATATTTCGTGGCGGACCAGCTATCGCGCTGAATGGCCTTGGAAATGCGCTTCTCGCTCATCCCCGCCCCGCTGGGCACCAGCTTCAGGTTCTGTATCTGGCCGGACAGCTCCCGGCACTTCTGGTAGGGCTGTGCGAACTGGTAGTCCCGGTCATCGTCCCGGATGCGGTGGGCGCGCTTATACGCCTCCACGCCCTCATTGGCGTTCAGCGTCAGCAGTTCAACGTTGTGGTGTTCAAACTCCGTCTGCGCGTATTTCAGCATTTCAAAGTCCGGGTCCGTCACGCCGGTGCCGCCTGCCTTGATGGGGTAGATCACCGGAATGGCCCCCGGCAGCTCCGCCGCCGCGTAGGCCGCGTGGTTCTTCACACACAGGGGTGGAAGGCCGTCTCCCAAGTCGGTCATCAAATCTTCCAGCACCCCGCGCCCGTACTGCCACGAGTCAATGGAGATGTAGGTCTGGCTTCCGTCATAGCAGAACCGATTCCATATCGCCTTCAGCCGCCGTGCCTGCGCCTTGCTCTTGTCCGGTGGGGGCCAATCGTCGATGTAGACCAGCTGCTTCAAAAAGCGGTCCCGTTTCAGGTATTCCCGCTGCCGCGTCAGCTTCAGCACCACGCAGGCGCATTTGGCGTTCTTTGCCGAATCCTCGTAGGAAACGTCATAGCCCACGATGTAAATAACTTCCTCCGGGTCCAGCTTGGGGTGCGGGTCCTTGCAGCAGTGCTCCGTCTCCATCACCAGCACCCGCTGGGAATCCGTCAGCACCTCGTCGGAAAGCACGGGGAACTCGTCCGCGCCGGTGTACCGGCTCTCCATCTCCCGCATCCACTTTTCCGCCGTCAGCTCCTCCCGGAGTCCCTGCGCCCACTCATAGGGCCGCATCTGCATGAGCACGATACTCTCCCATGAAATGTCAATGGCAAAGGCGCTTTCCCCTTGGGTCATTTTTTTCATCACCTTGCACCGGGTCTGAAACGCGTGGTTCTGCTTGCGCCCTGCGCTGGTGATGGCGTGTTTCTTGTAGCCTACAAAGTTTTTGTCCCGCTCACCGCTGATGTTGTGCCAGAGACGCACAGCCGGCAGCACCACGGTGGAATACTCGTTGTAGTCGAAGGGTGGGTTTTCTTCCTGTGCGTATTCCTCCGCCGTCACGTCATGCAGGTTGTCGCCGCGCATGGCGGAGATGTAAAAGGCGCTTCCGCCGTCCGTCTCGATCTTGAAATCGTCCTTGCTCTCCGCGCTGACCCGCCAGTGCTTGGCAAGGATGGGGTAATCGTGCTCAATCTGGTGGTAGGTTTTCCCGCCGATGGCGGCAAGCTGTTTGTAGCTTGGACCATAATACGCGCTCTGGGTCCCCGGCCATACCAGCCCGTTCACCATGGCGTATTTCATCTTTGTGCTGGTCTTTGTCAGGCTTCGGGTTCCGGTGATCGCCACCTCCCGTTTCCGGGCGTAGGCCCGCACCATCACCCGCTGCAGGATCTCCTCGTTGGCGAAGTCCGCTTCATCGCTCCGCACAAGGTCCAGCAGCTTGTCCGGATACCACCGGAACACCCAGATCAGAAAGGCCCACCAGGCATCCTCATAGTCCGTGTAGTCCCGCTCTGCCGTGGGCTTCACGCTGACCCAGCCCTGCGAACTTGTCCATGCCTTTCCGGCCCGCCGTGCCATGGCTCCTCCTTACCGATTTTTCTTCGCCGGAGGCATCTTCACCAGTCCGAGCCGCTGATATGCCTCCTTCTCCTGCTCATTGGGTTCCTCCGCAAACTCCCCCAACTCGTCCCGCAGCCGCATCTCCGGCGGCAAAGTGGTCAGCTCAGGCCGCCCCTCGTTCTGCCGCATCCGGTTTTCGTTGATCATAAGCATCTGTTCCGCCGCGTCCATGGTGTAGGGGTATTTGCAGGATCGCCCAAACAAAATGCGGAACATTTCGTCCGGGTCGCATTGCTTCCCGTTTTTCAAAAGTCCTTTCTTTTCCAGTGCTTCCACCAGACTGTCGATCCGCAGATCGTCAATGGGCTTCGCATCCTTTTTCCGCAGTCCCTCGCTGGACAGGTTATCCTGAACCATCTTGTTCAGCTTAGCCGCCTTGTCATATTGGCCGATGGCCCGCATCTTGTCCCGGTCCAGCGTCATCTTCGCGCAGTCCCGCAGAATAAACTCCTGCTTCACGCTTACGCCGCCCGCCGCCATCAGGTCGCTGGACAGTGCCTCGTAAATGCGATCCAGTTCGTCATAGTCCTCAGAGGTGTAGGGGTTCTTTGCGGAGTTCTCGCCCCAGTTCTTCCTCTGCTGTGCAGTCCCCACCTTCCGGTTCCGGGCGGACTTCTCATTGCCCACCGCTTTGGTAAATTCCCCGGCGGACAGTCCCTCGCCAAAAATCTTGGTAATGTCCGTCAGACCATCCAGAAAGCCAAGGGGTTCTCCCCGCCGCGTGTCCAGTTTCTTCAGCCGCAGGTTGTCCAGATAGGCGATCCACTTCTCGCCCACGTCCGGTTCCTTTGGCACCGCCAGCATATCAAAGGGCCGGTCAAATTCAATGCAGCAGTAAAAAAGGGAAAGGCTGTCGCTCGTGGCACGGGCAATGGCGTCATAGCGTTCCTGCTGTGCAGTCAGTTCCGCTGTATCCATCGGTTCCAGTTCCATTCGCGGCCTCCTTCCCCTAAAAAACAGAGAGTGAAAAGAAACTTAATTCTTCTCACTCTCTATTATTTCACAAGGTTTTCCCAATTTGGTAAACTTTAGTAGCCACTTGAAAAATTTTTTATTCCGGCTCCAAGCCGAGGATGTAATCCACGCTCACGCCGTAAAAATCCGCCAGCGTGATCAGGGCCGTGGCCTTCGGTTCCTTCATGCCGCTTTCGTAAAAGCCTACCATACCGTGGCTCATGCCGCAGTATTCGGATACCCGGCGGCTGCTCATGCCTCTGGCCCACCGCAATTCCCGTAGCCGTACCGCGTAGACCGGCAGTTCCCTGCCCTGCTTGTGGTCCTCATTCCTCTCCATCGTCCCCCTCCCTTTCCAGCAGCTCGCAGATCCGTTGGGCGCGCTTTTCAATGAGGTCCAGTTTCCACAGCAAAGAATACAGAACCAGCAGCGCACAGGCGTATACGGTCATGGCAATATTCCCGCTGGATGACTCATAGACCGCAAAGCCCACCACTATAAGCAGGAGTACAAAATTCAAAATCGTTTCCGCCATATCAGCTTCCTCCTTTCTCAGACTGCCCGGACCTCACCGGGCAAGAAGTTTTCCGTCACGTCCCCGCCCTTGGTGTGGGTGGTCACGGCGATAAACCGTCCGCGAGGGTGAATCCATGCGACCCGCCCCCGCCGAATCGGGCACAGCTCCACGCTTGACCGCTCACTTTTCGCCCGCTCCACCGGCAGCGTCTTGAACTTCGCCTCTACCGTCTGTCCGATCTTCATTTCCGTCCCCCATACGTCACTTTTTTCAAATCTTTGTACCGCTCAGCGTGCGGAATCAGCTCCGCCTTATCCCGGATGATCTCTTTCAGCACCCGGTCCATGTGCTCCTGACACACGTCCGCCGCCGGGTTCTTGTAGTCCAGCGCCGGCCTGTATTCTTTTCTCACCTCTGCCCATGCTTCGGTGAGCCTCATAATGCGATCATAGCCCCAGCCCTCCGACTGGTGGATCGCGATTTGCAGTGTATCAATGTCATACTGCGAGGTTATAACCATCGTTGCCTGAAGCAGCCGGTTGGTCTCGTTCTCCCACCGTTGCAAGTACCCCGATTGTTTGGCCATCTTACTTCCCCCTTAACAAGTGCAGTTTCAGCCACAGTGGAATGTCGGCGGTCAGAATGCTTTTGAAATAAAACACGATAAACGCAATGCCAGCGGCTATGACCAGCGTCCAAAAGGCTATAATCAGCCAGTCTTTCCGTTTCATTCAGTCCCTCCGTCCATCTTGGCTCCGCACCATGGGCAAGCAATAGCCTCGCTCATGTCTAATACATTCCCCTTATGCTGGGTATAGTGTCCGCATCTACTGCACAATGTCCCGCCGTTTCTGCGTTTCATCCACTGCCCATGCACCACCGGCACGGCATCCACGGTGGGGGCTTTTTCGATCAAGCCAAGTAAGCCGTTCCAACCAGCACAATACGCCGCAGGGACAACATCTCTGCTGCACCGGCCCACGCCCAAATCATCAACATCAATCAGCCTCATGGTCAGCACCTCCGTCATGCACCGTTGTGTATTTCCAAATCAGCGTGTTCAACTTTCTCAGCCCCTCCATGGTGATTAGGTCCTGCGCGCACAGCTCGTCCCGCAGGTGCTCCAGCGCTTCGATTGGGGCCACGTCGGCGGCAGGAATTTTCTTCAACGCTCTCGCTGATTTCCATACAGCTTCATAAGCCGAGCGCGTCGGGGCTTTCCCTGCAAGATCGGTTATAGCATTAAACGCCGCCTCCCGGCTCATGTATTCAGCCATCCTCATCCCCTCCAAATTCCGCCTCGTACTGTTCCGGCGTGATAATCTCAATATCCTTTGCGGAGTAGCCCAAGGTGTCGAGGCATATCAGCTTCGCCAGTTTGTCTTTGTCAAGAGCCGCCGCAACGTCCTCATAGGATACGCCGGGTTTTGCCTCAAAGCTGATTTGAGCGCCAAACGCCCCAGCCACGCTAAAGCAGATTTTATATTCAGCCATCCCGCTTCGCCTCCTCCGTCTCAAAGAAAAACACGATGGGCTTTTCGTTTTCGATGATGTTGCCGTAGGCTACACCAACCTTGTAAATGTAGTTGCCGCGCAGTTTGCGAGGAATTTCTGCGATGTACGTCCGAAACAACTCTAACGGATTGGCTCGCTTGTAGTGGTTGCACATCCGGCAAGAGGGCATGAGATTGGACAGGTCATCTGTCCCCTGTGCGAAATACCCGTTTTTCGGGATAAAATGGTCTACCTGCATATCGCAGAGCTTAATTTTTCTTCCGCAGTAAGCGCACCTCCCACCGTATTTTTGCCATACGGTCTCGCGCATCTTTTTACTAATTGCCATCCTTCATCGCCTCCAATGCACGCTCCGCCTGCTCGTGTGTTAAGAAAATTGTTTTCCCTATGGAACTTTCTACGTATGAGCAGAACGGGGTTGTATCAATGTCCCACCGTCCCTGTATTGCGAGGTATCTCATGTTTCTGACTTTGTGCTCTAAGATTTCTCCGGCGAACACTCTGAATAACGTGTCCCCTACCTTGCACGGACGCACCACCACGCGTCCGTCTCTGTCGGCTTTGACCAGCTGGCGGAACCTGTCCAGTGCCTCACTTGCTTTTTGGTCTCCGATCAAATCCTGAAGAAAGACTACATAAGATTGAAACGCTTCCGGTGTCATGCCCGTGTCTAAATACTGACGCAGTAGCGGGCAGTGCGCCGCCGGGACCGCCGTGCAGAACCCGCCGACCGCAGTACAGTTCCCGTTATCCTCATGCCTAAAGCGGCAACGCAGGCAATTAACATTTCCCATCACATTTCCTCCCTTTCAGTTTGATTCCATTCCGCCTGTTCCACTCTTGTCCAGCTGCCCTCGCCTTGTCAAACTCTGCCTGCGCTTGTTCCAAAACATCCTGCGGTACATCCACAATGGGCTTGCCCTCGTATGGCCGAAGAAGATCGAAATAGGCTGCATAGTGCTTTTGTTCTTCGTCAATCAGCTTTCGGCATCTTGCGTAATGGGCATCGTTCCGCTGCATTTCGATGCGTCCCAGCGCACGATCCAAATAATATTCGTTAGCCGTTTCCGCCAGCATTTCTACCACTTGCAGCAGTTCCGCCTTCGTCAAATCACTTGGCTTCAGCATTTTCCACCTCCGTCTGCTTCGACAGTTGCCTCGGCTCAAAGCGCCACTTTCTGGCGTCATCGCCGATTTTCTGATAAAGCCGTGCTACGGCCAGCATAGGGGTATCTTCGCGAATGTCGAACTGAAAACACTTTTTCTGGCAATTCCAGATTCCCCACTTGATCCCGGAAATTCCGTGCTGATATGTCTCACGTTTCATGGTGCATCTCCCTCCACCGGCATCCGTTACAGGCCCCCTCATGGGCCAGCGTGTAGTTTTCACATTCCAGGCACAGTTCGTTCCGCAGTGCGTCAATCTCTTTCTCCTGCGCTTCGATCCGGTCAGCGGCCTCCGCCAGATCATCGCCCAGCGTGATGGGCGTTTCCCACTCATTTGCCCGCGCCCATTCTGCGTGCTCACGCAGAGCATTTACGAGGTTTGTATCTCTCATAGTTCCTCCCTTATATCTCCGCCCCATTGCTCCGCCATAGCTTTGGCGATGCTGGGGTTAAGCAAAAGCACTTTAATTTCGCGAAGAAGGTCGAAAGAGCCGCTAATTGCCGAGATCTCAACAATTTTGCTTCCACCACCGTCTCTCGCCCACTCAACAAACTTTGCAATGTCACGGCAGGAAATTTTCCCGAGTTCTGTTTCCGACCATTCGTACCGTGTAGAATTTTCTGGGGGCGGATTTTGTCCGATAAGCCACCAGTCAGGGCCATATCTCCGCTGGAGTTTAAAGTAATAGTAGTCGTCTGGCTTGATTTCTACGTTGATAGTCTCAAACCAATCTAATGACGGCTGCGTATATGAAAACTTAAATGGCGCTTTAACAGACTGTGACATTCCACTCCGCCTCCTCACAAATATCTACGATATGGTCGCACAATGCAGCCGGGATGACAGACCGCTCCACGCTGCCAGCCAGCCCTTGCGTTCCCGTTTTGGCCCCGCGTGGGGCAGAGATATGGCACGGGTCGCCGTTATGACAAGGCGGTTTAAATCTGGGAAGCGGATGATTTGTCCAGATGTCCGTGGGCTTCATTCGGGCGTCCCCGTACTGACAGTATGTGACAGTGTACCGGGGCAGCCCCTCCATCCACGTCATTTTGCGCATCCCTCCACGTGGATTCTCAATGAACCAGTAAGTCGGGCTCAATGCTAAGATCAGCCGCAGCACGTGCTGGTCCACTGCATCGCAAAACTTGGCATACTCGCTCACCGGGTCCAAATTTCCTGTCTCGGGGTTTTTCCGCCTGTGGTGGCTGATGGCCGCGATAGAAAATGTGGCGCAGTCCGGGCTTGCCCAGATCACATCAGGCCGCCCAAACTTCCGCAGCACATCCTCCGCAGTCAACTTCAAGATGTCAGCATATAGGTCGATGTGGTCAAATCGTTTGTCCCACTCTACGGAGTACACCTTGTGGCCCCGAGCCTCGAACGCCTTCCCTATAGAGCGCGTCCCGGCAAATAGCTCAAGCACCTTCATCCATTTCCCTCCTCATCCGTCGCAGCACCCGCCCGGAACGCCTTACAGACTTCCTGCGACTCCTCGCAGGCTATCAACACTTTCATGCGTCCTCCAATTCCCCGCCGCAAGCGGCGTAACCGGCGAGGTCAACGAAGCAATCGCCCGTTGCCCGGTTGCCCTGAATCCGTGCGATTTTCAGCAGCGCCATCATCATGGCAACGTCCTTCGCCGTAATCGTGTGCCCGGTGTATACCGTCCAGTATTGCCCAATCAGGCCGAAACTGTCCTCTGGCGTTCCGTAGTCGGTTTCCCTTCCTCCGCACACGCACTGCTTGGCAGCGGCTAAAATCTCTTCGCGGCTCATTCCTCCACCTCCGCAAGCCAGAACTCGCGGCGACAAATATCACAGCCTCTTCCAGTCGGGCAATGCCCGCGTAACGCTGTATCAACAAGGCATGGGTCTAAAGCAACGTTATGTGTGTTCGTATATATTGGCGCATTTGGAAACTGCTCAAGAAACACGCTCTGTCTGGTTTTGACGGGGTGCTCGGCGGCCCACTGTTCAGCGGCTTTCACCATCCCTTCACAATCATTCTTTTTGTATGCAGATATATATTTTTGAACCGTGCTGTTATTCGCTCCTGCACTGAGCATCTGTTTAATTGCCTTTATAAATTCCAAGGCATCCATCACTTTTCCTCCCCTTCCTCGTCCAATTCGTTGAAATACTGGCTCCCGCAGTAGGGACAGCCCACCTTCCGGAACCGCTCAAAAAAGCAGTCCGGGCGCGGGTCAGACTCGTCTAAGATCAGCGGTGCTTCAAAATCTGCGCCGCAGGTTTCACAGTGATACATGGTGTTTTCCTTTCTCCGGGCGGTAAACATCTCCCCGGTTCCACGCTTTTGTGGCGCAGTTCAGACCGTGGTAACGCTTCGTTCTGTATCCGCAGGAGGTGCACACCACGATGTAGTCAAAGGGCGGTGCCGCATCCTCGACCCGCTCTCCGCTGTCCAGTCCGCAGAGGGGGCAGGGTGGCAGCTTTTTCTTCCACCCTGCTCTCCGGTTCTCCCTGTTCACGGCGTTCCACCTCCCAGTAGGACCTTCGCCAAAAGAACCGCCAGCAGCAGTAAAAAGCAAATTCCGCCGATCATGGCGGAGGTGTCCGCCCGCTCCCGCCGCCGCTGCTCTCTGGTCTTGCGGTTCTTCTCCGCCCGCCGCCGTTCCATCTCCCAATAGGCTTCCTGTTCCCAGTAATCGTTGCTGTGCTTCATGCCCCGCTCCTTTCGTTTCCGCATGGGAACAAAAACCGCCCCATGTCTCCCGGTTCCTCTAACGTGCCGAACCGCCGTTTGGTAACAGCAATGGGGAACTCTTCGATCTCGCTGGCCCACAGGCACGTACCGCGTCCGTTCAGTTGCTCCCAAACCAAAGGGAACCCGCCTATTCCATCGAACAAACTCGCCATTGTGGCATCACGCTCGTAGTTGCCGCACAGCCGTTTCAACAGCCATTTCCACGGCGGCAGGGCGATGGAGTTGCCCAGTGCCTTATACCGGGGGCTGTCCGCGTCCTTGTGGCGCTTGCCCCTGCTGTCCGTCCACTCGCCCAAGTCGGTCCAGTGGTCAGGGAAGCCTTGCAGCCGTTCGCACTCCAAGGGGGTCAGACGGCGAACAACCATGTTTTGGCGGACCGTATTGTTCAGGTTCAGGCTTTGGCCTCCGCTTTCCTTTGCCTGCAAGGTTCCGTTGATTTCCCCGCCCTCTGTAAAGTTTCGGCAGTCTACGGAACATACAAGATCAGTGCTGTCCTTGAAATCTCTCTGCTTGCAGCTGCTTGCAACGCCCCCCTCGCGGTAATCGCCAAATCCCTGCATTTGGTACGTCAGTGGGATTTGGTTGCCGCCGGTTCCCATCCGGGCTTGCAGACTGGGGGCTACCTCGCCGCAGTCCCGGATCACGTCGCAGGCGTGGCTCATATCCAGAATGGAGGGCTGGTGCCCATGCTCCTGTGCTCTCAGCGTCCCGGAAACATCATGGCTCACGCCCATCACATTCCCGCCTTGATCGTTCAGGCACAGAACCGCCGGTTTATTCCCCCCGCACTCTGCGTTCAGCGTAGGAGCCTGTTCCTCTGCGTATCCGATGCTCCGGGCCTGTTCGCTGTTCCCCAGCTTAAACCCGGCGCACAGTACGGCTTCCTGATTCTGGCCGCTGTTTTCTCCGGCTGGCAACGTTGGCATCACACCGGCTTCGCTGTACACCCGCTTGCTCTGGCAATCCCACGGAGTAAGACAGTCCAGACCGGCGCAGACCGCCGGACGGTCAATGGTGTTCAACGTATAGCAGACATCTTCTTTCCAGCCTTTCCCGTTGCATCCGGCGGTATCAGCCCGGTCGATTGCGTTTCCTTGAAGGCATATCACCGATCCGGCGTCTTTGCCTGCTCCACCAGCACCGCTTTCAGCACCGGTGGCAGGGCCTTCCCCCTCCGCTCCGCTCTCCGCAGGATACCCTGACATGCTTTGCCGGTTAAACAATATTTCCCATGCGGTGTCGCCTCCAAAATCTGCGACAAGCGCGATTCTACGGCGACGTTGGGGGACTCCCCAGTGTTGCGCATCGAGCACTCGCCACGCAACGCTCCATCGTCCTCCCATTTCATCGTGGTATCCCCCCCAGGTGTTCCAACCTTTTTCAGGCACTTCAATATCGGGGGCTTCCGGTTCTGCGATGCGGATGGCTTCTTCGAGGACGGCTGCGAAGTCTTTTCCGCCGTTGCTTGAGAAGGCTCCGGGAACATTTTCCCAGACCATATACCGAGGTCGCACAAACTCACCTGTTCGCCCCATTCTTCTGTCACGGTCTCTCATCTCCTTGATAATCCGTATTTGCTCCATATACAGGCCGGAACGCGCCCCGGCAAGCCCCGCCCGCTTTCCAGCAATGGAAAGATCCTGTCTAACAAGGTGAACCACCTATCACACAATCCACGGGTTCTACTTCATTTCCGCAAATTTTTGTGACATCTCCATAATGCTTCACCTAAATCACCCCCTCTTGCATTTTCAAATAATCGTCGCGTTTTCTTTCCCTCCGCAGCTTTCGTTTGCACCGACTTAGAAAATCCGCGTCCATGTGCATCTCCCGGCAAATGTCCGCCGGGTCTGTCCGTGCTTCCAGCAGCTCCCGCAGCTTCTGCATTTCCGCTTCCCGCAGAAGAGGCGGCCGCCCGCCGCGGCTGGTAGTCCGACCTCCGCCCGCGCAGTTCACGCATTCCGCATAGGGGCAGTGGTTCAGGCAGTAGTCGATCTGGCTCTGCCGGTCATGGGTGCATATCTCGATCCGGTCTTTCCCGTCTGCGCTGTCCCAGGGCAGCACAGCCCGCACGATCACAGTTACGGTCTCCACCGGGCATATCTCCTTTCCGTTCATACCTCCCGCACGGTGATGTGCTTCATGTCCTGCATCAGTTTCACCTTCATGCGGTAGGGCTTGTCTTTTTTCGTGGAAGGACCTTTTACGTCCTCCACCACCAGATTCCATGTTCCGTCCTTCCCACGCTCCTCGTAGGAGAAGTCCGCCCGATACGTCACGGCGCGGCTTCGGTCGCCGTTGGCCGTGATGTAGCTTTCCTTCAGCGTGAATTGGGGTTGAAGCCGCAGGTCCCGGATGGCCCCGGCCTTGCTGAGCAGTACCAACTCGTCATATCGGGCCGCCTCCTTGCGGCTGTCAAAGGTGTGCTCCGTTCCGTTGGGCAGCGTCCGGGCGGTGGGGTGGTTGTGGTGCTTGCGCTTACCATCCGCCGCCGCTTCCGCTTTCCCCTTCTCATCCATTACGAATCGGGCCATTACCCTGGCCGTCCGGTCAATTTGCTGGGCCTGCATCTGCTGCTGTACCTGCTTCCTGTAGCGCTCCGGCAGACTGTTCAGATCATCCAAACAAACGCTCATCGCTTTTCCTCCTGATACTTCGGGCAGTCCAAAACCTGCACCCGCTCTACCACTCCGTCCCGCTCCATGCGGGATCTCCGCCGGACCTTCCAGCCGGGAACGTCCTCAAAGCGGACCTTTCCGCTTTTTTCGTCCACCCGGCTCCATTCGCATTGCCCATAGGCAAGCTTGCAGGACCAGCACTTGTGCAGACTGTTGGAGGGGTCCTCCTTCTCCGCCTTCGTACTGTATCTCCGCATACAGCTTGCCAGCGTAAAATTACCTGCCATCCCCATCGGCCTTTCCCCGGAGATAGGCCATCACCTCATCCCGGCTGCGCCGCTGGGGCCGTACCGCGTCCTTGAACCATTCCGGCGGCTTCACCGCCTCGGCTTCCGGTTTCGCTTCCGCCGCCAGCAGGGCCTTTTTCTCAGGCGCCGCCAGCTTCTCCGGCTCCGGCCCGGTGCCGATACGCTGTACCAGCGCCCGGACCTCCGCGGGCAGGGCGTTGATTTCCCGTTCCCGCGCGGAAATGGCCCGATAGCTGCGCTGAAAGTTGCTGGATACTACGCTGTGCACCGTCTCCGTGTCCATCCGCGCCCACTCCCGCAGCGTGTTGGGACTGCCCACGATCCGCTGTACCACCGGCGGAAACTTCTCAAATTCCTCCTCCGCGCCGTACAGCCCGTTTCGGATGGCTCTTGCCACCAGACCCCACGCCTCGGCCTCCGTCATTTCCGGTTTCGCCGTCAGCAGCCGCAATTTGGCCTTTACCTGGCCGATGGTGGGCGGAAAGCCCTTTTCGTCGCTTTCGATCACGCTTTTTACCGCCGCCGCCACCAGCGCCACCTCGTCATGGGCAAACATATCCGCCCACAGTTTGATGGCGTTGCGCATATCCGGCCCGGTGGTGCTGCTGTAAAACCGGGGATAGGCCGCCGTCAGAATATCCATGATGATGCCTGTCTCCTGTCTGGTCATGTTGTGCGGCCCTCCTCCGCGTCCATCTCCGCTGCCAGCTCCGTCCAGCTTTTCCGGGGCTTGTCCGTCCGGGATGCCGCCGGGGCGGCCTTTCCTTTCCCGCCGTCCCGGCCTTCCCATGTGAGGAACTTCTGCTTCCAGTTCTTCACCGGATTCCCCTTGCTGTCCCTCCACGAACGGCCCTGCGCGTCCGGGGTGTTAAAATACTCAAAAAACCGACGGGGGTCCACCGTGCTCTGCCGGGACGCGGCGTAGGCTTCCACCTCTTCCAGCGTGGGCGGCACAAATTTCACCGCCGTCCGCTTTCCGCTCTCCGGTGCCTTTGGCTCACTGGGGGCACCGCCCCCCATATCTTCTGAACGTAGTGAAGAAGATATATCTTCTATATCTACTTCTCTTTCTTCTTCTGAAACAGCGACAGGTAGCGACTGGTCGGCATGGCGGTCGAGCGATGTGTCAGACGATTTTTCGATCAGCAGCTTTTGGTTGGCCCGCCGCTTTGCCTGATAAATCCGGTCCCGCTCCTTCTTTTTCTCGTAAGAATCTAACGTCTGGTGCTTCCCCCAGTTCGGGATCGTGATCACATCGTCTACAATCTCAATCATGTCGAACTGCTCAAAGGTCCGAAGGGCCATCCGTACAAGGCCAATGTCCCGCCGGAAGATGGACGCCAGCATTTCATCCGTGTACGCAATGCGGTTGTTCAGAATAAACACGCCGCTGTTGTTCTGCTTCCCGGCCAGCACCAGCAATTTGAACCAGATCACGATGATGCTGTCCGCACTTGGCATGGATTCGATCATCAAAACCTTTTCATCGTCAAAAATGTCCGTGGTAATCTTGATCCACTTCACGTCACTTGCCATGGCTTCGCTTCATCCTTCCTAAATCTGCGGTACATAATCGTAAGGTTCGTCCTCTTCGGGCTGTTCCCACGGCAAAACGGCATCCTCCTGACTGTCAAGGAAACCCGCCTGACTGCCGCTGTGTTCCATGGGTTTCGCCGGTTCGGAAGCGGGCGTTTTCCCGCTTCCAGCCGCCAGCAGTTCCAGCACTGCCGCCATCACCGTCTGCGGAGCCACGAACTCCGCATGAAGCTCGCTCCACTCCTTCTGTTCCCCGTCACGGGTGGTGTAGCTCCGGGTTTTCCACACGCCGCACACCAGAACGGCATCTCCCTTTTCCAGACACGATGCCATGCGGGTCACGTCATCGTCCCCCACGGCGGACACGTTCATGAACTCGCCTTTGGCGTACTTCATGCCAAATTCCGCTTTCGGTGTCCCCTTGGCGGTGGCCCCGATCTTGACCTCGCGGGTCACGGTGCCGGCACACATCATGTACCGGCTCCCGTCCTCATCCCGCGTCTTAATGGAGATCAGCATGGTTCCTCACCTCATTCTCCAAAGAAGGTGGCCGCATAGTCCATACCCTCGTTCTGCGCCTTCTGGGGTTGCTCTGCGGCCTTTTCGGCCTTTGGGGGTGTAACCATACCGGATTCGCTCTCCGCGGTCTCCTGATGGGCTTCCACAGCCGCAGGCGCGGTCTCCACCACTTCTCCGGTAGATGCCACCGTGCGCTCCGGCATGGGCATATCCGGGATCATGCCCTCGTCCTCGGCGCTGGCTTCCTCCATGAGCTGGGTCTTGACCTCCGGGGACAGGGGCGCGTAGCCGCTGTTCAGCAGCTGCCGAAGAATCGTCTTGCGGCACATCCGGTCCTGCCCGCCGTTGGGATCGTACCAGGGGGAACCGTTCAGCAGCTTTTCCACGTCCTTGGGGTTCATCTCCCCGCTCTGCATGGCCTTGAACTTCTCATAGCTGAACGCCTTGGAGTACCGGTCCGCATGGCGCAGAAGCCGGTCCATGGGCCAGTATTCAAAACGGAAAGTGCCGTCCTTCAGCTCGTAGTAGCCGTAGTAGCCGATGATGGGCTTGCTCTGCCTCTCCTCGTCGCTCTCGTACTTGGCAAGGTTCACAATGGGCTTGCCCGTCCGGCGGCTCCGCCCCTCGATCTCGCCCTCACGAATGTCCGTGCAGTCGATGTCGGCATAAAACCCGGTGGACATGGCAAGCTGGATGTAGCCCTTGTAGCCCAGAATGTACGTTGCGGTAGTCCCGTAGGGCACCACATAGTAGCCATGGCCGAAGATCAGGCCCATGCCCTCACCCCGAAGTGCCGCCGCTACAATGGTGCTGGGTTCACAGGCTCTCAGCTGTTCGCTGGCATTCACGGCGGAGATCAGGGTGGAGGTCAGTCGCGCCGCCGCCTTGTCGCTCCGCAGAGCGCTCTGGATCATCTTCTGCATACTGGGGGCCGCAATAGCCATGGAAAACGTGGGCTTGTCCCGCTGGGTCTGGGCCGTAAAACTGTTGGTTGCCTTCATGTCAAAATTCCTCCCTTATTCAGTCCGCACGGCCAAAGGCGATGCCGTTGGCCAGCATATAATCCCGCAGTCCGTTCAGCTGCTCCACAGTGCCTGTCACCCGGAACGAAAGGGTGACGGTCTGCGGAGCCGTGCGCTTCGGCTGTTCCTCCGCCGCCGGGGCCGGTGCCGGTGCTTCCGTCTGAATGGCTCTGGACGCTTCCACGGCGGCCTGCACCCGCTCCGCTCTGGCGGCTTCCTCCGCCGCCCGCGCAGCCTCGGCCTGCTGTCTGCGCTGTTCCTGTTCCGCCTTCCGCTGTTCCTCAATCTCCTTCACCCGCTTGAGCGCCTGATCCTTTTTCAGCACCGTGGGCAGATCGTGGCACTGCTTGTACTCTTCCAGCAGCGTGGTCTCAAAATCGCTGTTCAGCCCGCGGATGGCGGCAATACTGCTGTCACACTTGCTGATCGCCACCAGAATGTCCTTGTGGGCCTGTTCCTCAGAATAGGTAGCGTTGCCCCATCGCTTGTCCAAAACAGCTTCCCACGGGAGAAATTCCGCAAGTTCTCCGATGCGCTCATCAAAAAAGGTCCGGATCGCGTCCAGCTTCTCCGTGCGGCGCCGTTCGTCAAAGGCTTTGATCTGGCCGTCCAGATTGGCGGCAGATTCGTCGCACAGGGCCGTCAGCGCCTTGCACTTCCCCTCAAAGGGGGCGTAGCTGGCCAGCGCCGCCGCCTTTGCCATCTTGCGGCACTCGTCGATGCGTGCGGCCACGGAGCGGATGTTGGCCCGGTACTTCTTCGCCGCGGCGATGCCGTCCTCCGTCACCACCATGCCCCGGTACGGAGCCAGATTCTCTTCCAGCCACGCCTGACACTCTTCAAAGTTGGCAGAGATGTTAAACTCCTTCAGCGGCGTCAGGTCCGTGGTAATGGCAAATTCCATGGCACTGCTCATGCGTCCGCATCCTCCTGTTCTCCGGTATCATAGGCCGTGATCTCCTTCAGCAGCGGCATGATCCGCTCGTCCACACGGCTCTCCGGCACGTTGATCTCCACCACCATGGCCCGCTTGTCTCCGCCCTTGGTGGGGGCCATCACCTTGTCCCCCACCGTCAGCGGCATCGCCGTCCGGTAGGTAAATGCGTTCCCTGCGTATGCCTTGTGCAGGGGCTTGTAGTAGCGAATGTTTACCAGCATCATGCCTGCGCCTCCTTGTCATCGTCCTCTTCTGCGCAGGAAATGATCGACAGAAGAATTGCCAAATCCGGGAATTTTCTGCAAATACGCTTGACCTCAAGCAATGTCCGGTGAATCAGATTCACCAGCACATTCACGTTGGAGGTGGAAATGGCGCTGCATACCTGCGCATTCGCATCGTCCACAGCTACGCAGATAAAAGCCGCATGGGTTTTGTCCATCAAAACCTCGCCGGTTTTGATGTTCCTCACCGTGATGTGAACCTCGTTCTTTTCCATATTCATGTCTCCTCGTCTTTCTTAAATTTTTCGGAGTTGTGCGCTTCATAAAATCAAGGTCTGGGCGGGCATCGTCCCCGCCTCCACATGGTCCCAAAAGTCCGTTTCCTGTTCCAGCAGCCAGTTCAGGTCCGCCTCGTGCTCCCGCCGCTCAAAATCGTAGCGGCGCAGGGTGATATTGCCGGACAAATCATAGAGCGCCGCATAGAGCACGGCGAAGTCATACCCGGTGGCAAGCAGCTGGTGAAGGATCTGCGTGAAATAGTTCTCAGGAACCTGATCCCGCCATTTCGCCCAGTCGATTCCCCGGCTCACCGTCGAGGTTTTGATCTCCAAAATGCCCTTCCGTCCGGTGTCCGTCTCCGTCAGTTCTCCATCCAGCGTGGCAAAAAGCCATGGGCGGTCGCTCTGGTAGAGAATGTCATAGGCACCGTAGTAAAGCTCGTAGCCGGGATACTGCGCCATAAAGAAGTCCCGGATTGCCGGTTCCATTCGCCGCCCCAGCTCCACGGCCTCGTTGCCGCCGAGATCAGGCGCGGCTTGCGCCCCAGTTTTCTCCTTCCACAGCGTCAGCGCCGTTTTCCATGGGCTTCGCCCAATGGCCGCCGCCGCCTCGCTGCCACCGATGCCACGGCCCCGGCCTGCCAGCCATTGCGGCCGGTCCGGGAAAGTCAGCCGTACCAACTCACCCATTTTTCAGTTCCTCCCAATACCCCATCACGGTTCTGGCATAATCGCTGTGCCCCGGATGGCCGCTGTTGTAGGCCGTCAAGGCGTTCTCTACGTCATACCGGCTCAAAAGCTCCGCCATGTAGTCGCAGGCCACCCGGAAATTTCCGAAGGGGTCCATCAGGTCTGTGACCCCCAGCCGCTCCATCCGGGCCTTGTGCCACCGGGGCTGTACCTGGCAGTAGCCCCAACTGGCTCCGCCGTCTCCCTTCACGTTCCGGTAGCCGGTCTCCTTGCGGATGATCGCCAGCATCAGGGTGTACTCCACGCCGCTTTCCTCGCAGGCCGCCCGGAGATAGCTTTGCAGGTCTCCGTCCAGTGGAACGTCATCCCGGAAATACCCGCTGTCAAACAGCGCCGCTTCGATCTTCTCGTTCTCGTAGTCCTCCTGAACCGGCGGGGCTGTCTCAGGGTCCAGTTCTTGCCAGAGGACCAGCGAAGCGTACTCCGCCGCCGGGGTATCGTCCCCGGCCAGCCGTCCCGCCGTCACGGTCGGTGCCTCCGGCTCCGGCTTCCCGTTCTCCCGCGTCAGCCACAGTGCTGCCAGAACCAGCGCCACAGCGCCCCACAGCAGCAGCGCCTTGCGAATGGCCTTCCGCCTACGCTCCGCAGCTTCCCGCCGTGCCACGCGAAGGGCGTTTTCCAAGTGGGCTTCCCATGCGGCCTCCGCCTCGTATTCCTCAAAGGTTTTCATCAAATTTCCGTCTCCTTACAGCAAAAACAAAAAGCGCCGCCGAATAGACACCGGTCTCCCGGTTCCATCAGCAACGCTCTGCTCCTCTGTCCCAACGCTTAGGGACAGGCATCTCATTCACTTTTCCCATAGGCTTACTTGATCTCGTCCCGCCGGACGCGGATCACCTTCACACCGTCCTTCACCGGGATCAGCTCCACCCGGTCTCCGTGGGCCAGTGCCTTTTCAATGGCTTCCAGCGTCTTTGCGCTGATATGCGTCGGTGTCATGGTCCTCTTGCTCCCTTCGTTAATAGCGGATGGCATCTCGCAGTTCCTCAATGGGAATGTCCAGTGCGCGTCCCAGCTTCAGCAGTTCCTTCAGCGAAAAGTCCTGCGGAGACTTCTTCCGCGCCCGTAGGGTCTGCGGCGTCATGCCCGCCTTTTCCGCCATGGTGCCCACCGGCATCCCCATAGCGGCCTGTCTGCCCCACAGCAGTGAGATCAAAACCTCGTCATTGGGCTTCCGCCCCAGCTTTACCCGCGGCATCCCGCCGCCCCCTTTCGTGATTTAATACTCCATCCCCCGCTCTTTTGCCATGCGGATCACCTTCTGCTTCAGCAGCGTTTCAAATACTGGCCGCAGCTTAGGGTCTCTCGCGATCACATGGAGTTTAGAAACGCCTTTGCACTCCGTAGCCGTAGCCCCGGCGTTCTTCATGCGCTTGCGAAGCCGTGTCTGCCGGGTTTCCAGATCCACATGGCCGACCCGCTCCACGTCCTCATAGAGTTCTGCCCGGAATGTCTGGTGATTCGTCTGAAATCGTTCGACTGCCGTATTGATGGCTTTCTGTGCCTTCTCCTGCCACCCGTCCTCGGCCAGAAGAGGCGCCGCCATTACATCCATCACGCCGTCCAAAACGGCCTGCTTCTGCTCTACGGCTTTCAGCCGCCGCTCCTGCTCCACGAGATATTGAGCCTGTGCTAAAAGCTGTTCCGCCCCACTCAAACTCTTTTTTACTCGGAAATAGCCCTTGACGAGTTCCCGTTGGACTTCCCACGCCAAATCGTCGGTGAAGGACTTCACCAGCATGAGATAGCCGGATTCTGTAATGAGGGTGACGCTCTCCGGTGTGCCGCCCTGCGGACGCTGAATACCAAGCGTCCGAATTTCGGACGGCTGGTTCAAAACAAAGAAATCTTCACCCCCGATAAAGTGTTCGCGGTTATCGTTGAACCGCTTTCGGGCGGTTCCGTCCGGTCTGCCATGCACGGCGTCAATGTCCTTGAAGGTGACAACGCGCACGCCCTTATGCTCTTTGACCGTGATCGCCACATCATTGATGGTCTGCAACTCATTCATTCTCAGGAACCTCCTTCCCGCAGGTCTCCAAGATGCACCGCTCCAACACCGGAAGGGGGACCCGGTACATCGCCGCCAGCGTGGGCCGGACCTTTTTCGCAGGTGCCCACTTGCCGGTCTCCCATTTGCTTACAACCGTCTGGCTCAGCATCAAGGCCGCAGCCACGCCCTCCTGCGTCAAAGAAACATTGCGCCGCAGGTCTCTCAACGTCATTTTCTCACTTCCTCTGCTCAAAATCTCATAATTACTGTGTTTCTGCTTGACAACCTCATAAAGTGACGATACAATAAAACTGCCAGAAATATTGAAAAACGCCGCTCTATGAGGGGCCAAGCTGTTGTGCTTTGCCTGAGCACAAATATATGATACCTCGTTAATAACGAGAAGTCAACTCGAAATCTCGTTTTTAGTGAGATTTGGCATTATAAACATTTTATGAGGGTTTGAATTATGTTTTTTGACCAATATGAAATGCTTTGTCGAAAAGCAAAAAAATCGCCTAACGGTGTCGCAAAAGAAATCGGCTTTTCATCGGCATCCGTTACACAATGGAAAAACGGGGCCGCTCCGCGCGAGGATACACTGAATCTGATTTGCAAGTATTTTAACGTTGAACCCGGCTATATTCTTGGCTACACGCCGGATGCTCAAGTTGACATGACCAAATACAGGATCGAAAAACTCACAAAAAAGTGGGCTAAATGCAAAGACGAAAATGAACGGCAGGATCTTGCCGTGGAGATCGACGGCCTGCGGGAATCCCTTCATGACCTCACTTTTATCCAAACCATCGAGGCTGCGGCTGATGGTCAGGCCAAAAAAAATACCCGCCCCGCCAAAAGCGGGACGGGCAGCGCCTACGCGCAGTCAATTTATGATTTTGTCGATTCCTGTGAGGCTGGCCAGCTGGCCGACCTTGCGCAGTACGTTGAGTTTTTAAAAAGCCGTCAGGGGAAGCCCACTACCTAATTTCCGGTTTCCAGCGGTGCGCCGAACACCCCGCATTGAATAGCTTCCCACAACTTTTTCATGCTTTCATCCGACAGTCCTTTGATCTGGTGTTTCAATTCCTTACGGAGACCCGCGTCGGTATGAAGGTCTGCTCCTGTTGATTCCATTTCTACACATACAAGTCCTTTCTCCCCATCCGTTCCGTTTTTCTCCCTTGCCCCCTGAAGCTGTGATGGAGGGCCGCCGCCCCAGCCACGAAAGCGGCGGCCCGTTAAGACCTGCTGCTTGGGGGTGCGGTAGGTCTGTTTTTATCGTACCATCAAAGCCTCAAGTTTGATAGTCTTAATACACACGATTTCGGTGTTGATACACACGATTTCTACTGTCAGTCTAAACATTTCGGCAATTTTCAACAAGGAGGTGCTATTCGTATGCTGTCATTGATTGATCAGTGCCGCGCGGCAAAAGAGGAAAAACACATCACGAACAAGGAAATTGCGGACGGCAGCGGAGTTCCTCTCAACACGGTGAACAACATGTTCCGTGCCACCACCCATTCCCCTACGTTGGAAACTCTCGGCCCCATCTGCGCCTTTCTCGGAATTTCCATTGACCAGTTTTTGGGGATGGAACCAACGGAAGATTCTCCGCCCCCGGAAACCATAGAGGAAATCGTAAGCCGGGAACTGGATGTCTACCGTCAGGAGATCAACGGCCTGAACGCCCAGAACGAACTTCTCCGGGAATTTGTGGAACGTCAGTCCCACGGCATCCGCAACCGGGACCGTCTTTTGCGATGGATGTTGGTCCTGCTGATCTGCACCCTGGCTTACGCCGCATATCTGGATTTGCACTGTCTGGATTTCGGTTTCTTCCACGGCTGATACACACGGGAGGTGTGCGCATGAAATGCAAAAACTGTAAGCGCGTCATTGACGATGATTCTATCTTCTGCAAGTGGTGCGGCGAACGCCAGATCAGGGAGCGCAAAAAGAAGGACGAGATCAAAGTCCCCTCCCCCACGCAGCTTCCCTCCGGTATGTGGCGCATCCAGCTTCGTCAGGAAAAGCAGTCCATCACGGAAAAGACACCGGAGCTGTGCACGGCCAAGGCCATCGCCATCCGCGCCGGCTTCCTTGAGGTCAAAAAGCAATCCGTTGAAAAGGGGCTTACCCTGCGCACCGCCATTGACCGTTATATTGACCGGCGGCAAAACTCCCTTTCCCCGACTACTATACGGGCCTACCGCATTGTCCAGAAAAACCGCTTTCAGAGCGTGGCGGACCTGACCCTCCACAATGGGATCGACTGGCAGAAGGTCTGCGACAACGAGGCGCCCCTGTGCAAATACAAGACGCTGAAAAACGCTTGGCTGTTTGTCGGCTCCGTTCTGCGGGAAAGCGGTCTGGACGTGCCGAAGGTCAAGCTCCCCCAGCAGGAGATCCACGAACGGAAATGGCTGGACCCGGACCAAATTCTCACCTTCTGCGACGCCTGCCGCGGCAACCGCATTGAAACGGAATCCCTGCTGGCCCTCATGAGCCTGCGCCGCAGTGAACTGCTGGCTCTCCGCTGGAAGGATGTCGATTTGCCCCACCACTGCTTTACCATCAACCAGGTCTTGGTTCCCAATGAGCATAACCAGTACGTCATTAAGAACTCCGCCAAAAGCAAAACCTCTGCCCGGACGGTCCCCATCCTGATTCCTCGCCTTGAGGAACTTCTTGTAAAGCCGGCGGACGCTGCCCCCGACGATCTGATCTCTCACACCGCCCCAAACTCGCTCATACGATCTATCAATCGTATCTGTGCAGATGCCGGATTGCCGGAGGTCGGCGTTCACGGCCTTCGCCACAGTTTTGCTTCCCTCGCCTACCACCTTGGCTATCGGGAGGAAGAATGTATGCGCATCGGCGGCTGGTCCGATTACACGGTCATGCACGATGTTTATACCCACCTCTACCAGAAGGACATCGAGGCCAAGCAGGACAAGATGTACCAGTTCTACGAAAACCGGGGAAAAGAAAAAAGCGCGGACCCGGACGAGACTTCCGCCCCATCCTGACCCGCGCAAAATTCGTGAGTAATTCCGTGAGTAAATTTCGAGATAAAACCCCTTTGAAAAGCAATTTCTATTTACCCTATGGAAAATATTTTTACCATTCAAAAACGGCTGAACCCGTTGATATATAAAGAAAATCCTGCAATCTCAACGATTGCAGGATTTCTTTCATCTGGCAGCGGGTGAAGGATTCGAACTGTCCCAAAAATATCTATGTACCTTTGTTTTCAACGCACTTAAACATCGTGAGTAATTTCGTGAGTAAATTTAAGCATTTGCATCGTCCACATAGCACCAGCTTTGGGGCGGACGCTTAATGTTACCGCCAAATTTTTTGCAGTCCGTGCATTCCCATGTGTATTCTGCATAGCAAGAATCGCACGGGTCAGTTGCACGCTGGAACTCGCTTAGTTCCCGCGGTTGGTCATAGATCAGCAGGTCGGAGATATGCCAGCCGTAACAACGCCCCTTATCGCCGATATAAGCTATAATTTCTGCCTGAGATAAGCACGTCGCAGGGGAAAAGGCGGCATTTGTCGGACACCATAGCCTGCCGCCATCGTATGTGATCGGGGCGATCCGCTCACAGGTAAACTCGCCTATAACCTTGCCGTTTCCTATGGCACCGCCCACTGGGATTGCCGCATCCACATCCATGCAGGCAATCAGGTTTGTGCCTGTCTGATTCTGCATAAACGCAAGGTGCTTGTCTCTTGTGCAGTAGATATAGCACTTAAACGGCGTTTCCAGCTTCGGCTTGGTCTTGCGGACTTCGATAGTCTTTTCGCCGGAGGTAATCTTTTGACACCACTGCGGGCGGATGCTCAGCATAACAGCCTTACTCATCCTTCATCGCCTCCAATGCTCTCATATCCGTCTCTGTCAATGTGCGGTTGCTTGCAATATATGTTACAGCCTCACTTCTGTTTTGGCAGGCTACACACTCACACCTATTGCAACTACTTGACGTGTTTTCTCGAAAAGGGCATGAATAATTAAAGCAATCCACTATTTCATCGCCTCCAATGCTTTCTTCGCTTCTTCACGGGTCAGAAATACGGTCTTGCCGATTTCATCAACTGGTACGCCGAAAATGGATTTATCAACAAACCCGGCTACGATATCCCATTCAATGAATGTACAAAACAATTCCACACGAATTGCCTTTACTCGGTATTCGCTTATGGTTTTTCGACTTGTAACCTCATACACCGTATCTCCCGCCTTGCACGGCGGCACCACCAGCCGACCGGCTCTGTCGGCTGTCAGCAGTTCCGCAAGCCTTCTGAATGATATGTCGCAGCTGGAAAGCACCTTTCCAGCTTCCCGTGCCTCAGCGCACGCCTGCGGCGTCAGCCCCGTCTCTTCGTAGGCGGCAAGGCGGTTTGCCGCCTCACCGCTTCCGCAATGATAAGACCAACACCCGTATTCTTCGTTCCAATAGGTCAATCGCTCCATCTGATTACCTCCAAACCATATCGCATTTGTGGACTGCGCAATCTGTCAAAATAGCCTTGAAATCCCGGAACATGGCGCAGTCTTTTCTTCCAGAGTAGCCGTAGTGAATTTCATCATCATAGTCTCCAATCACCTTTAGGATCTCCTTGCAGGCCCCATAGTGGATACTACCGCCAGCGTCCGGTTGAAGCAAAAAATCCACTATTTTTACAGAAGCCTTTTTCTCTCGGATTAGCTCTTCTGTCCTTTTGTCGAAGGCATCAAAATACTGCTTCCGTGCTTCTCCCATAAAGGGGGCTTTGTCAATGCCCTGATAGTGATCCCAAAATACACCGCCGTACAACTCTGCGACCTTATCCCTCAGTCGCTTAAATCCAAAATAGCCAAGGTCAATGCTCCGCCCGGTTTTCCAGCATAAAACTGTCACTCCCATTTTTATCTCCCCCTTTCCATCTTCTCCAAAAACTCATCGATCCTGCCCTGATCTGCCACAACAACCTCTTTCCCAATCTTCTCGGCGTAGGCTCGCTCCAACCGTGCCCCGGAACTCTCACGCCAGTCCGGCAGCAGAACCACACAGTCCGCACAGTCGATCATGGAAAAGCAGATACGCATATAATCGCCCTGCTCCATGCCTTCGGGCAGGTGGGCCGGGTTCAGGACGCAATGTCCCATGGCAGTGAGGGCCTGCTCTGCCTTGGAAAACTTCTCCCGGTAGTTCACATCCCCAGTGATCTTCCCGGCAATATACACACGAAGGTGCGCCCCGACCTGCATATTAAACGCCCACTTTGCGGGCCGCTGCTTGCTTACAACTCTGATGTATTCAACCATTCTTACTCTCCTTTGCATCCCGCATACGCAGTTCATTGACAGCATCCACAAGCTCGTTGATTTTCTTCATGTAACTGATCAAGGTAGTGTCAATCGTAGATCCACGCATAAAACGTTGAGCATAATCCAAATGCTCAATCTTGTCATCATCCTTATCTTCAGCCTTCTTAGTAAAATCATACTGACCAATGCGTTTGTACCCCGGAAACCCTTTCTCATACTCATAAACCGTGATGCAATCACTATTGCCGTCCTTATACAGGACGAAAGGCTCGTAGAAACCGCGCACCTTGCACTGCTCACATTGGCAGATGGACTGGATATAACCGACCCGACCAGCAACATCTTCAACGTAGTCCCCGACACGAAAATCATACTTCATCAAAAATTCCCCCTTTAATTCAAAAAATCATCTGACACAAAGAAAACCCGCACTGGAACGCCGCGCCGGTCAGCAGCAGCATCAGAAACGCCAGCGCGCCCTTGTCCCATTCTTTGCAGATGCCGTAACAGGCCCACCCACAAAGGCAGAGCGGAAGAAATAACAGCACCGCCAGTTTAGCCATTTTTATTTCCTGCCCCCATCTCCGGCCGCGTAAGCGGACGGTACACTGTCTGAATATCATTCTTCCATGGTGTCAGCCAGACGCACCACATCACGTCCATCAGCGGACTTCCCTTCTCTCCGGGCATCCGCTTCTTGAAAAAGAAATCCGGGCGCCACGTCAGCGGCAGAATGTAACTGGGCGGGATCTCGTCAAACAGCTTCCGCCGGCACGTTGCGTTCCAATACTGCGACTTGAGCAGGAACGCAAAAGGCTTTCCCAGCTCCGCTGCTCTGCGGATAAACGCCTCCGCCAGTGAGAAAGGTGGGTTCGTGATAATCCAATCAGCCGCGTCAATGCTGGACTTCAAGAAGTCCGTCCCATCCAGAATGTCTGTTGCATAGACGGTCTCAAAGTAAGTTTGCAGCACACCGGCCATATCGCCCTCTCCCGTTGCCGGTTCCCACACGGACGTTGTGCGCGGAAGATTCAAAAAGCGCATAAGTGCCACCGTCACATCCGGCGGGGTGGGATAGAAGTCTGACTGACTCCGCCCATACGCACTGTTCCCGCCAGCTATCCTGCTTGCATTCAAGCTATCCATCCTTTTTCCCTCCCTTGATTACGGTAAATGCCATGCGGCGCTTGACCGCCACACGAGCCTCCTTCTGCTTCATCTGTTCCAGATGCTCTTTATACTTCGCCGGTAGGCGAAATTTTTCACACGATTTTCGCCATTGGCTCCGCTTCGTATAGTCCCCATCGAACCACTCGCACTCATCACAGCAATAGCAGACGTCCTCCACGTCCTTGATCTCTCCCGGCGTGAAGTATGCGCTGAATAACTCGCAGTTATAGAGACAGTTGTTGCAGATACACCCATAGCAGCTCATTTCGCATCTCCATCAGCCGGAACGTTCTTGTCTGCAAAGTAAAGGAGTCCTCCGCCGATAACCCTGATAAGCAGATCAAGCTGCCAGTGCATAAATACTTGTTTATGAAGCGTCCTCCCAAGCCAGAAAAAATACTGCGTCTCCGGGGAATGCAGAAAGTCCTCAATGCTCTTGACCCGCGCCCCCTGCCTGTATTTCCGCTTATATGCCATACATACACCCCCTGTTTTTGGCACAATATCTCTCGTCTCAGTCTAAGACCCTTTCTCCCGCTGCTTGCGCCCCTTCTTTAGAGATGCTGCCGTGCGGCTTTTCGGAAAGGTCAGGTATCGGGGGTTCGCGTAGCGGAGGACATGGTACAGTCTATCCAGACCACAATTGATCGTCCTGCTGACTGTTGCCTTGGCTACCCCCAACTCTTGACCGATATCCTTCATGCTCATGCCATAGACGAAAAACATCTCCATATACTTCCTCTGTGTATCCGTCAGTTCTTCGTCCATCGCCACCCGCAAAGCGTTTAGCGTATGGGCATGGAAATCCGCTTCTTCAGCAAACTCCCCTTGCAGCCACGCCGCATACTGGCTCTTGTCTCCCCAAAACTCAAACAATGACACACAGCGCTCAGAACTCCCGCTTTGCATTCACGCTCACCTCCATTGCCATGGCTTCACAAAAGTTCTCCTATCTTTAGCATAGCAACCCCCTCCAATAGGGTTTTTGCACACCCGCTTCACCTACCGCCTACCAGCACGTCACCTACCGACCGCCTGCGCCCCGCCCGCACCGCGCAACCTAAGCACGTATTCCCCACATAAGCGAAGCGTTTTTATAAAAATTTTTTTTGACCCCTTTTTGACTTTTCCGTTTTTTGCCCCCGGTTTTCTAAACTACCCCCCCTTTAAAGGGAAAGGAAGGGCGACGGGGATGAGAACGTGGGGGGAGGGGGAAGAGTTGTGGAGAGATTCTGCGCCGATCCGGTGGCCAGGGCTGTAAACCACCCCCCCACCCAGCCGGGGCCGTGGTCAGCTGATCAGCTGGTCAGCCGGTGCCATTGGAGCGGAGGCGGGGCCGCTGGGCGGGTCTCGGAGAGGGTCAAAACCTGTCGCAAATGCCTAAACTGTTGCCATAATAAGCAATTATGGCAACAGTTACCGCCTTTTTTGGTGGTAAATGCAACAACAGCCCATGCCGCCCTTGTGCAACCTGACGAAAGGCGGCGGGAGCCGGGGCCGCTGCCGGTTCTCTGGTCCTCGGTGGCGGTGGTGGTGGCCGTCCTCCGATGGTCGGCGGCTGGTCCGCTGACGGTTCCCGGTCTGGCATGGTCGGCGGTGGCCGTGGTGGCCGATCTGATGCAATCAGCCGGAACAGACCGCCGCGGGTGACTCCTCCACCCCTTCCCCTTTTTCCCTTGTCCATTGCTTCCGGGTCTGCGGGAGTGCTCCGCGCTTTTCTTCATTGGGGTAAAGCGTCCGGGGGGGTTATGGGGTACGTTTTAGGGTACTATAATAGACCGCGCCCGCAATAAACGCGCCCGCGCGCATAGGGGTTAAAAATAGCCCTCTGCCATGGCCCAGGATGCAAGCGGCTGCGCGGCGTGGGTCTGTGGTGCGGTGCTGGGCGGTATTGCTCAGAGGGCACGAGAAAAGCCCGCGGGGGCATTCCCTGCGGGCTGTGGTGTATGGTATAGGGGGCGGCGGAGATCATACAAGAAACAGTTCGCCGTTGATCTCAAGGCTGACGGCCTCTTGTTTCATCTCGCGTTTGATCTTCCGGCAAATAGCGACGATCTCGGCGCCGTGGCGCTCGATGTCCTCGGCTGCGGCGTTGCTGTAAACGATGGTGACGGCCTCGCCCACGAGTCCGGCCGACTGGCTCACCCAGTAGCCGCGGGCCTCGGTGGCGGTGGCTCCGCCAAACATGGCGGACAGTTTCGCGGCGACTTCCTCCACCTGCTGCCGGTTGTCGGTGGGGTGGTCGGTTTCGGTGGTGCTGGGCACGTAGATAGCGACGCGGGAGTCCAGGCGGACAACGCCGGGGATCGTGTCGAAAAAGCTCTTTTTCATTTCGTGTTCCTCCTCTTCCTTATGCGGTCGCCCGTGTGCGGCGGTTGATTTCTGCGAGTACTGCCCTTACTGCGGTTTCGTCCTCGGCGTATGCCGTGCCGGAGATCGTCCCGCAGGCCCTCCGGTATGCTGCCCGGTCATCGGCCCAGGCGATCAGCTCGCGGAGCTTGTCCATGCTCATTTTGCTGTAATCCATTTTGTGATCCTTTCCGGGGCGGTGCCCCTCTGGCCTGTCGGCCTCCGTGGTGTTGTCCTGTTCTTTATGATTCTATTATATATAATTCTGTAATTATATCAAGGGTCAAAATAACCAATAATTCTGTAATTATACTGTGCAAATTGTATATTTACAGAATTATATATAGGGTGGTAAAATATCGACAGTAAAGGAGGCGGAAACGTGGACGGGCTAACGGTTATCATCAAGAAGCAGCCGCAAAAATATTTAGACAAGCTCCCGGAGCCTGAACGGGGCCGGGTAGCGGCGGCGGTGGCCGGATTATCAACCCTTTCCGGCGATATTGTCCCATTGCGGGGGGCTGGCTCTCACATGTACCGGTTGAAAATCTATCATTACCGGGCAATTTTCCAGATTGACACGGACAAAGAAACCGTTACTGTAAAAGAGATCAATACACGCGGAGACATATACTAAAGCAGAACCAGAAGCCGAATAAAGAAGCAGAAAAAGCAGCATAAACAATCGTATGGAGGCATTGAAAGGAGCATATAACATGAACGAAGCATTACGCGCACGACTGGCAGAAATTGACGCCCAGCCCGCCGAAAATCTCACCCGGGGAGCTGCGGCCAGCCTTGCCGCTGCGGAAGCTATGGACGACGGAACCGCCGAAAACATCAATGATTATATAGCCCGGAAAACCAAAACCACAAAGGCCCAGCAAGCCGCCGTTCGCAAGTATGTAAAAAAGACTTATGACAGAATGGATCTTGTTTTACCGAAAGGGCAAAAAGCCGTTATAAAGACTTGCGCCGCCTCCCTGGGAGAAACGGCAAACTCTTTTGTAAATCGTGCTATTTCCGATGCACTCGCAAAATATCAAGCCAACGCCTAACCCCCCAAACGCAGAACAGCGACCCGGAAAACCTCCGGGCCGCTGCTTTTTTATTCTGTTTCTGTGGCTGCTTCCGTTTTTTCGCTGCCCCGATCCCGCTGGATCTGTTCCAGCGCTGCTCGGTTGAAAAATGCGTTTACACTTTCCCCCATGGCGGCCGCGTGGGTCTTGATCGTATCTTTTGCGCCTTTAGGCAGTGCAATAGAAATCCGGTCCAGGTTTTCCGCGTCCCACTTTCTATTACCGAGTTTGCGCGCTTCCGTGTATTTTTGCGGTGCCGTAGCTATCACCCCCTATTTACTATCATAATATCACTTGTCAAGTGTTTTTAACAAGTGAATAAAGCATACAAAAATTCACTTAATAAGTTGTAGCTTTTGCCGATTGCTTTTCACTTGTTAAGTGCTATAATATACTTAACAAGTGAAGCATACAACACACCGACAGGAGGCCCACACTATGAGTTTTCCCCTTTTCATCCTCGTTCTGGGCGCTGGCACTTTCGCCCGCCTGATGTTCCGCGTGGTGGATCTCATCGAGGACCGCCGCTAAATCAAAATCAAGGAGGATCACAAAATGACCACTTATAAAACCCGCAAAGCCGCCGCCCGTGATGCGGCGATCATGGCCCAGCAGAAAGCCGCCGAACAGGCGCAAAGCTGGGAAGAAGTCGCAGAGATTGCCGACCGTCTGGAACGGCTGGCCCGCCGTTTCGGTCTCCTGCGGGAGTTCCGGGAAAACGGCCTTATCTGAACAAAGAAGGAGGAACCCCCATGAAAATCGAAATTTACAACCATTTTTCCGGCTGGCAGCCGGTAGACCGTGAACAGGCTGCCCGGTTCGTTTCCTACCTGCTGGACAACCTACCCGCCATTCCGACGGTCCAGCGTCCCGCCTATATCGAGGCGCACCGGCTCCGGGGCTGCACCGTCTCCGACCTGCTTCACCAGAACAGCCCCACCCGCTGAAAGGAGGATCGCAAAATGTCATGGCTTTACATTCCCGCCGAGACCGGCGAACGCCTCGAAACCATTTGCAATCAGCACTACAACCCCGGCCGCGGCGCGTGTGCCTGCCCGCTCTGGCCCGCCTGCAACTACTCCAACGATCTTTCAAAGTCCAGCGCAGAGAACACCCGCATTTTTGAGCAGGGCATGGCCGCCGCACTGGCCGCCCTCGATAACGAAACCATGAGGTAACGCCCCATGTTTAACAGTCTTTACCATGCCGAGATCGGCGGCGGCTACACCCTCCGCCGGAAAGTCATCATCAACGCCGCGGACCTGCGGCCCCTGGGCGGTCAAATTGCGGTTGCCGCCATCATCGAGAACGGCGACGAGCTGAACAGCACCACCGTTACAACGGAGGCCGCCGCGCTGGCCGCGTTTCATTCCATGGTCCAGCAGTACGCCGAACCCCTGCAAAAAGCTGTGGACGCCGCCGGACTGGTTCCGGGCCGGAAATATACCCTTGTATATCTCTCTGAGTTCGGTTTCCCCATTGCGGAGAAAATCACCTTTCACGGCTACACCCTCACCACTTACGCCCAGCACGCCGACGCCGTGCGCCTGACCTACACCCCATACCGTAAGCGCTCCCCACGCAGCCGGTTGTTTTGCGGTTCGTCCTCCCTGCTGATCTTCAACGGCTGGCAGGAGCTGCCGGAAACCGCCACGCACGAAACCCTCAAAGAGGACGATAAAATCAAGATCACCCGCAGTAAATACGGCTGCTTTTCCGCTTCCTATATCGAGGATGCCGCCGCCCTGCTGAAGGACCCGGTTATGATCTTCAAAAGCTACCAGACCGGCGCCAACGGCAAAGTTTACGCCTGAACAGCCACCCCGGACACCTTGGAGCCGCCGCACCGATAAAAGCGACGGCACCCCAGAAAGCCAAAATCTACACATTCAAAACACATTTCAGGAGGATTTTACCATGACTGACAAGAACAACCGCACCATGAAAACCGGCGACGTGGTGGAGATCACCGGCGCATACTTCAAGAATGACAACGGCCTTTACTTCGTCGAGCACACCCCCGGCGATCCGAATTGGAGCGGCCGCGATCACTGCCTCCGGCGCATCAAGCGCAACGGCGAACTCAGCACCGCAAAGGACAATCTTTGCTTCTGGCCCATCTCCGCTTTTGTCAACAGCCGGGACAAGCGGGCCGCCGCGAACCAGTGGAACCGGGAGCACGCGGAAATCGAAATCAAGACCTTCCCCCACACAGAACACATTGCCGCCTATTTTGCAAGCGAGGCGGACAGCCTGGACGTGACGATCAAGCGCTATACATGGGACTTTGGCGAGGACTGCCAGACCGTCAAGGACACGAAAGAAACGCAAGCCTTTTACCGTTCCGTTGCGGACGGCCTGCGGGCTGAACAGCCCACCGCCGCCACCGAACAGCCCAGCGCAGCCGCCACCGAACAGCCAGAACAGCAGACCCCCGCCACCGGCGCAGGCGCAGAAGCACCCGCAGAACAGCCGGAGGCCACCACTGCAGAAGAGGCAGAACAGCCCACCCCGGAAAATCGGCCTGAAACGGTCCCGCCTTATGGTTCCATCGACGAGGAAACCGCCAGAAATGCCCATTACTGCATCCACATGAGCGACTACAAACCCGGCAGCGCCACGGCCAATTATCGAAATTCCGTGAACAGCGCCGCCCAGCTTGTGGAACAGCAGAAGGCCCGCGTTAGCACTTTTTACCATGACAAGCTGGACGCCCTGCTGAACAGCTACGCCCGCCGCCTTGCCCAGTGGACGAACGATTACAACCGCAACCAGGCCAGCTATCCCAGCCAGTTTATTGCCGGGGCGGGCAACTTCAATATGCGCAAGCATAACCGCCAAATGTCCCGCGAGGACTCTCTGTGGGAGGAATACCGGCAGATTGAGGCGATTCTGGACAAGATCCGCAGCGTCGGCACCGGCCCGGTAGACCTTGCCGACCCCCACGCCCGCGAAATGCTCACCGAGCGTCTGAACAGCCAACGCCAGATGTTGGAGGACGCCAAAACCGCCAACGCCTATTACCGCAAGCACAAAACGCTGGAAGGCTGCCCCGGTCTCAGCGAGAAAAACCGCGCATGGCTGACCCGTCCCGGCGTGTTCGCCTCCGGTGACGGCTCCCCCATCTCCCAGTACGGCTCCCCCTTCCCCGCTTACGAGCTGTCCAGCATCCGGGGCAAGATCGAGCGGACAGAACAGCGCCTCGCGGAGCTTGACCGCAGAGAACAGCAGGCCGCCGAACCTCAGACCGGCACCGCCTTTGACGGCGGTCAGATCGTCCGCAATATCGACCTGAACAGACTCCAAATCCTCTTTGACGCCATCCCGGACGCCGACACCCGCGCCGCCCTGAAGCAAAACGGCTTCCGCTGGTCTCCGAAAAATCAGGCATGGCAGCGCCAGCTCACCGACAACGCCGAACGCGCCGCCCGTCAGGTCCTCCGCCTTGCCTGAACAGCGGCAAAAACCCCCTTGGCCCACCCTGCTACAATGAAATTAAGAACTGAACAGCCCACCCCGGAGGTCACGAGGGCATGAAAGGACAACCCCATGTTTATGGTTTACTTCAAAGGCCCCAGGGACAAACAGCATAAGCCCATGAGCCTGAACACCGGCGAACTGTTTAACCGCCTGGTTTATGCGCCCGTCTACAATGACGATCTTCTCCCCGCCGTGAAGTCATGGATCGACCTGAACAAAAAGAACGCCCCGGATTGTTCGATCCAGTGCCGCGTCCCCGGCACCTCGAAAATCCTATACGCCTGA